GAGACAGCACCTGCTGAAACAGAAGCACCTGCTGAAGAAGCAGCACCTGCTGAAGAAGCAGCGGCTCCTGTAGAAGACGCTCCTGCTGAATTTGAGAAAGCAGCCGAACCAACAGACGTTGTGGCAGCTGAGCCTGATTTTGCAAAAATGTTAGGCGATCTTAAGGGATTTTTCTCAGAGACTTTGAATAAGGCATCAGAAGCAAATGCTGCACAGGTTTCAACTATCAAAGAAACAGTTGAAGCTTTTAGCAAGAGCGTAGATACAAGAATTTCAGAGTTGGCAGAACAACACACAGTATTGTCAAATGCTGTAAATAATATCAAGAGCACGATTGATACAGTACAGAAGCGTGTCGAAGCAGTAGAATCCGAGACTGCAATTAAGAAGTCCTCTGACCTCGGCGGGTCACAGGGTGTAACAATCAAAAAATCAAAATGGAACGGTTCTTTCCTCGGTTCCGTGAACGATATAATTAACTAAGGTAGGTGAAACAAACAATGAGCAATGAACTATTAGAAAAAGCAGCCGCAGCTGGCGCAACAGTTTCTACAGGTTTTGGTTCTACCACAGGTGGAACTGGAGTACATGTAGCTTCTGAAAACGGTAACGGTGGTCTTCTAAACCCAGAGCAATCTGCTCGTTTCCTTGACTATATGTTCGACGCAACCGTAATTGGAAAAGTCGCACGTACAGTTCGCATGAAGTCAGACACAACCGAGATTGATCGTATGTCTGTCGGCGAAAAGCTTATGAAGCTTGCAAGCGAAGGAGAGAATACAGGCGCAAACGCAGCCGTGACATTCTCAAAGATTTCTCTAACAACAAAGAAGCTCCGCATGGACTGGGAGCTTTCAACAGAGTCTCTTGAAGACAACATCGAAGGTGCAGATCTTGAAGATCACATTGCACGTATGATGGCAACACAGGCAGGTAACGACATTGAAGATGTAATCCTCAATGGAGATACAGCTGATACAGGAGATGCACTTTACAAGTCATTTGATGGCGTTGTAAAGAAGGCAAAGGCAAACGCACACGTTGTTGATGCAGCTGGAGCTAACGTATCTCGTGAAGTCTTCAACAAGGCACTTAAGGCACTTCCACGCAAGTACAAGCAGCGTCGTGCAGATCTCCGCTTCCTAGCAGGATCAAACTTAATTCAGGACTTCCTATATGCTAACAGCATTGGAACAAATCAGACAATCCCACAGGATATCGCTTCAAGCGTTATTCGTGGAGGCGTTGCACCACTAGGTGGACCTGCAGGATATGTGGCACCATTCGCATTTGGTATTCCAATTGTTGAAGTCCCACTTCTTTCAGAAGTTCAGACTGGTACACACACAGGAGCTTCAGGAAACCACGGAGACATCCACTTGACATTCCCTAACAACGTTGTTGTTGGTGTTAAGCGTGATGTAACTGTTTACCGTTTCTTCTGGCCACGCAAGGACTCAATCGAGTACACACTATACACACGTGTAGGCGTACAGATCGAGCAAGCTGACGCATGGGTAGTTGTCAAGAACGTTAAGGTTGCTTCATAATTTAATTAAGAAGTAAACCCGCTAAAGGCCCCCCAATTAACTTTGGGGGGCTTTTCATTTTAATTTAACAATGCTATAATGGACATACCTAGAAAAGGAGAAAGTATGTCATTCGAGACATTAAAAGTAGCCGAGATCAAAAAAATTGCAGAAGATTTTGCTGTAGACATTGATGGCTTAAAGGGTAAGGCAGATATTATTGCTGCGCTTTCAGACGAAGGTGTTACATGGGCGGTATATCAAAAGACAATTCAAGATATTGAAGAAAGCATTGAAGCTGACGAATATGAAGTCATTCCAAAGTTCGATCCTAAGAAGGAGCAGGCTGGGGACAAAGTATTAGTTAGAATGACAAGAGCAAACTTCAGATACGATATTAATGGGTATACATTTACCAAGGATCATCCATTTGTAGCAATGTCAGAAGATGAAGCTCAAGAAATTTTTGACAAGGAGGAAGGTTTTAGATTAGCAACTCCAAAGGAAGTACAGGAGTACTACAACTAAAGCCTATTAAATGGCAGAGGTATTTATAAGAACTAATGACCCTATTAGCACAAAGATATTTTTTAAGGGTCAGATAGTAGACGCAGACGGAGTCGTTCACGTAGCCGTATTCGACATTAGCGAAGATATTTCGGTATCTCCTGCCGTAAACCCATCACTTGCAATTGCTACCCTAACAGCAATTAAAGATGAAACCAATATTGGTTCTTACAGCGTGTTTTTACCAACCACTGTAACAAATAGAAACAAGAAGCTTAAGATCGAGTGGTCTTATTTGGTTGAAGGAATATCGTTTAGCCATATTACATATGTAAATGTGGTTACTCCATACTGCAATTTTGCTGAGGCTATAGAGGACTTAAATATTGGAACAGATCCAAGTGATCCAAATTATAAGTCATACCATGAGCTTAAGATGGCGGAAAAGTATGCAAGAAATGTTATTGAAGACTTTACAGGTCAAGACTTTTCTTTATATCAAGACGAAGAGATTGTATACGGAGTGGACTCAGACATACTTCCAACACCTTGCAAGATAAATGAAATTCATAAGATTTACGCAGATGACATTCTTCTTGTTGATTATTTAAACAATATCAACAACTGGGGATACAATCCAATTGTATCGGAGACTGGTTTTGGAATAAGATTAAATAAAACTAGTCTTCTTGATAATACAGTATATGTTGCAAATGGAATGGTCCCACCAACAGTTAACGACTTGTATGCTGGACAAGCATTTAGACAAGGTGTTAGATATCGTATTATTGGAAAGTTTGGTTGGGACTTTGTACCAGATCAAGTTGAGCAGGCATGCATTCAGCTAATGGGCCACTATTTTGGCAAGGATAGAATGTGGGCAGACAGATACTTAAAGAATGTATCTACATTTGACTGGGACTTTGAGTATAGCGATGAAGCATTTAAGGGAACAGGATGTGCCTACGCAGATAAGTTGCTTGCAGACTTTGTGCTAGGTTCTGCTGTATTAATCTAATGTTTGACATCATGGACTCAGTGTTATCCATGAAGATGGATGTTTATAGACAGTTAGACTCTCAAGATCCAAATACTGGTGCAATAAAAAAAGAGTGGATGTTCTATAAGACTGTAGACTGCCACGCAAAAGGTGTTATTAGTAACTCAGCCACATCACGCTCAAGCGATAGACAAGTTTTTGATACAAAGTATTCTAATGAGCAGATGATACAAGTAAGAACTTCAGAAAGAATTACAAGTAGAGAAAAGATCAAGGGCATAAGAGATATGCATGGAAATCAGATTTGGGTTGAGCTAGATTATCCAACAGATACCCCAACCGTTTTTGAGGTTGTTGGAACAACACCGATCACAGATCCATTTGGAAGAATTATTGGATATAACGCTTCAATGAAGAGATCGGAGAATCAGCAGATTGGATAACAGTGCCCTTCTAGTGCAAGCAGCCAGCGGATTGCAAAAAAATCTTGCTGGATATTCTGGTACCGTTTTGAAGGAAAGCCTTGTTGCACAGATATCTGCAGCAGTATATTATCAAGCTCAAGTTGTATCTAAGATCACTACAAACAAGAGTTTTCAAAGTTCTTTTCAAAAAGCTATCTTTAATCAAATAGAAAAAGAGTTTGGTTTATATGTAGATGCAAAAGCAAGAATTGAGCCAGCAACACTTCACCATGTTTATGAGTGGAAAAGAGCAGGAGACCCTTCAGCTAGACTTTTTCAATTAAAGATTGTAGGCACAGACGGACTTTCATTTTCAATTGGATCTAGCTTTAAGCCATCTAAAACAGCTGTTCCTACAAACTTTAAAGGAACAAGACACGTATTTAAGAACAAGGCTTCAGTTATGGAAGCTGGACAGCCAGTTGTAATTGCTCCTAAAAACTCTGAAAGACTTGTTTTTGAAGTAAGAGGATCTACTGTATTTATGCCAAAAGGCGAGTCAGTAACTGTAAGAAAACCTGGCGGAGGCAAGGCAACAAGCAGATATAAAATTGCATATGCACAGTTCTTTACAGGTCAATTGGTAAGTACTGCAATTAAGAACTCTGGTTTTCAAAAAATATTTAATGCCAAGATGACAAGAGCATTAAGCATTCCTGCAGACATTAAAAGAGTTAAGTATTCTTTTGCTGCAAACACAATTAATATGCAGGCTAAGTCTGCAATAGAAGCGGCATTTGGAGCATAATATGACAATAGACTATAAAGCAGACGCAATGTTTGAGGTTAGAAAGCATCTTTGGGAAGAGATCAAGGGAGCTGCAATCCTAGATCCAACAGACTACTATAGTGATAATATTGGAGAAGAGATAGTTCCAATTATCCCAGTTCAACAACAGCCAGAACTGAATCAATTTTTAAGCGGAAAGACCCATATAGTCTACGACAAGGTAGGCACATCCTATGAGGATAATTGGGTTATTTCTTGTGAGCAAGTATTGTTCACCATATATTCAACAGATGTCTCAGAGATAGTCCAGATAAGAAACCTAATGATGGACCTATATCGGAGAATGGACGAGTCTGCCAGAGACTTAAACTACTATGACGGACTATCTGATAAGTTTAAGTTCTACAGCATTTTTGTAGCAGATATCTCCCCAACAGCCCCTTCAGCAGAATTAGCTGGATTTTTGTCTGCAGATGTAATTTTAGAGGTTAAATATTCAAGGCACGTTGGCATAGACGGCAGATTTATATAATTTGCCTTATTACCCCTTATGGACTAAAATTGTACTTAGAGGAAAGGGCCTAGCCAGCCACGATTTAAAGATTGAAAATATATATATATATTTTGAAAACAGGAGGTAAAAACTAAATGGCATTTAACTCAGCCAAAAATATTCTTGTTGGTGCATCACCACTCTACATCACGAATTCAGATTCTACTGTAGACGGTTATGCTGCTAACGTTGAAAACTCTGAGCCAGGTGTTGCTCGTGCAGCAGTTGCTGGTAAGAAGAACCTTGTTCCAGCTTACAGCTCATCTGCTTCATACCGTGTAACACTAGATGCATCACAGGGTGTTACAGATAACTCATACCGTAACGTAGGATTCACAAACAATGGTCTTCAGATCACTTACAATCCAACATACGATTCAGTTACTGTAGACCAGTTGCTTGATACAGCTAAGCTGTTCAAGTCTGCGATGGAAGTTATGATTGCAACAGAAATGTCCGAAGGTACACTTGAGAACGTTCTCGTTGTATTCGGACAGGGACAGAGCACACTTTCAAATAACACTTTGGGACTTGAGGCAGGAGCTCTTGGTGTAGCACCAACAGAGCGTCAGCTTATTGCGATTGGTCAAGCACCAACCACAACTTCAACAAACTCAGAGCGCATCTACTACGCACGTCGTGTATTGTCTGTACAGCAGTCACAATTCTCACTTGCACGTAGCACAGCGACCACGTTCCCAGTAACCTTCCGTCTTCTTCCAGATGCTAACTACTCTGGATCAGAATACGGTAAGATTATTGACCGTACTTGGACCCCAGCTTAATTTAAATTAAGTCTAGCAATAGCCCCCATTTTATGGGGGCTATTCGCTTGTAGTGGTAATAT